TGGAATAATCAGAATGAAACGATACGACCCTATTAAGGCAGTTGACCACTACGACATAGCAATTGTAAAAGAAGCGATTAAAGAGCTTGATATTGATATGTGCGACCTTTACAACAAAGCAAACTGGGGAGAATTAAACGGTAAAAGATACCTAATTGATTACGGTATCAATGAAGAAATATCAAAAATGTATAATTTATGAATGAGTATTACATATCTTACGGTCACGTAGAAGGCAGGAGAGTTAAAGCAAATGCAGGTTTAGAAGAATTAGTTTTGGGAATACATAGTGAATCTAATGCAGGAAGTTGGGTGGAATTCATAAGTTTTTTAGATAAAACTTTTTATGTTAAAGCAAGTGAAATTTATAGTATAGAGCAAATATGAAATTAAGATGTATAGAAAAATACTTTGCCAATTTTACGTACGGTAAAGTTTACGAAGTTGTCGGGCAAACAAAGAGCTATATTTGGGTGATAAACGACAAAGGGCAAGACCATCAGTTTGACACTATCGAAAACTACTTTGAAGTAGTGACCGATAACGCGCCAAGCTATTACAATAATGAGAAAGGTAGTTTGTATCTATTTGCAGAACAACAAGGACTAAATGCATGGGAAAGTGACATTATAAAAAGAGTGGTAAGATGCAGAAAAAAAGGTAACTTTGTGCAGGACCTTGAGAAAACAAAATTTTTAATCGATTTATATTTACAAGAATGGAAAGAGAAATAATTAATTGGGCTAAGGCTCGTAAGTTAGACAACCCTGACAACAAGTTTCAACAACTGGCTAAGGTCATGGAGGAAATTGGAGAGCTATCATCTGCAATACTAAAACGAGATATTTCAGAAACAATAGATGCGCTAGGAGATAGTTACATCACACTTGTTATATTAGCTAATCAAATGGGTTACTCGTTAGAAGATTGTGCAAAGAGAGCCTTTAAAGTTATTGAATACCGAAAAGGTAAAACAATTAACGGAACATTTATTAAAGAATAATTTGTATATTTGCATATCATATAATTAGTTTTAAACCCTTGCAGCAATTGGTGTAAGGGTTTTTTCGTTATCTTTAACCCCATGAATCTAATTGAAATAGCAAAGCACCATGATGAATGGGTAAGAATTGTTAAACGATTTGGAGCCAAGACCGATGCTGAAGACATCGTTCAAGATATGTACATTCGTTTTCACAAGTACGGTAAAGGTCAAGTAGTAACCAAATCATTCATTTGGATAATGCTGCGCAACTCTTTTTACGATTCATGCAAGCGTAATGTTTCAACAGTAGACATTGACCTTCTTGTTGACCTATCAGAAGACCAAAACAACAAAACGTATGAAATAGAGTTATACTATCAGAGTGTTGAAAATGAAATAAAAACATGGGAATGGTTCGACCAACAACTATTTTTATTATATTTACGAAGCGGAAAAAGTATGCGAGAATTAGAGAAAGAAACTAAGATAAGTTTAACTTCTATTTTTCACACTATTAAAAAATGTAAACGAAAATTAAAGATATGGCAAAAAGAGTATCGAAAGGATTTGGAGATACAGTAGCTAAATTTACTGAAGCAACAGGGATTGACAAGGTTGTTCACTTCATTGCTGGAGAAGATTGTGGATGCGATAAACGTAAAGAAGTATTAAACAAGCTATTTCCTTACAAGACTCCAGAATGTTTAACAGAACCTGAATACAAGCTATTAGAGGAACTATTACCTCAAATATCTGTTAAGATTAAACCAAGTCAACAAATAGAGTTCTTAAAGGTTTACAATAGAGTCTTTAAAACAAACGAACGACCAACTTCATGCGCTAGTTGTTTGAACGACATGTTACGTAAAGTTAGAATAGTTTTCAATGAGTATAACAACGAAATAAAATGAACAATAAAACATTTAAAACAATAACAGACGCTTTTGAATTAGAAGTAAAAAGACTTGAGAATTTAGAAACTGAAAATAAAACTCTTTGGAGAAAAGTGTATAATCTTCAAAAGGATAACGACATGTTAAGAGATGATTTAAAACTTTTATCTGGGGAGATATTGAATAAAAAAGAACCGTATGACGAATGTGACTTAGGGGCGGTTTTAGGATGATAATAATATTAATTATTGTTTCACTTTTAGCGATTTTTAGGTTAATAAGAGACGCTATAATTTAATTAATTAATTTTTATTAATTGTGGATAATAGAAAAAACAACGGTGGACATTCAACAGCAGGCAAAGCAGGAAGAAAGCCTTTGTCAGACGAGATAAAAGGTTTTACTTTAGCACAACCACACGTTGAAGATGCTTTCAGAGTATTAGCTGAAATAATGATTGATGAAGCTAAAAGACCATCAGATAGGATAGCAAGCGCAAAGATTTTAATCGAGTATGGTTGTGGTAAACCTAAAGAACATGTAGAGCAAGACATTAACATTAACACAACAACACTAAAAGACTTAATCAGTTTTGGTAGTACTGAATCCGAAATATAAAACATTTGCAAATGATTCTAGATATTTCATTGTTACAGGTGGTAGGGGTAGTGGTAAGTCATATTCTATTAATTTACTATTACTACTCCTTACATACGAAAGCAACCATGTTATCTTATTTACAAGGTACACTCTTACTTCTGCTCACATCAGTATTATACCTGAATTTATTGATAAGATTGATATACTAGATAAGCATAAAGATTTTCATATTACTAAGGATGAAATAATAAATCTAAGGACAGGATCAAAGATACTATTCAAGGGTATAAAGACATCGAGCGGAACCCAAACAGCTAACTTAAAATCATTAGCAGGTGTTACTTGTTGGATTTTAGATGAAGCGGAAGAGTTAACCGATGAAGATGTATTTGACAAAATAGATTACTCTATTCGACATAAAGAGAAACAAAACAGGGTAATACTTATACTTAACCCCGCTACTAAAGAACATTTTATCTATCAAAAGTTTTTTGAATCGAAAGGAGTTGAAGCAGGAGTCAACACGGTTAAAGGCGATACAACGTACATTCACACAACGTATAAGGACAATATATCAAACCTATCAGAAAGTTTCTTAAATCAAATAAAAACGATAAAAGAACGCAGACCAGATAAGTATAAACATACTATCCTTGGTGGATGGTTAGAGAAAGCAGAAGGTGTTATCTTTACCAATTGGAGGATAGGTGAATACAACAAAGATAATGGTTCAGTGTTTGGTCAAGATTACGGATTCAGTAACGACCCATCCACATTGGTTGAAACGTCTATTGATAAGACTAACAAGATTATTTATGTTAGACTTCATATTTATCAAACAGGGTTAACCACATCACAATTAGCACAACTAAACAGGCAATTTGCAGGACGTGACTTAATAGTAGCGGATAATGCAGAGCCACGTTTAATTAATGAATTAAAGTCTCAAGGTTTAAATATCGTGCCTACAATTAAAGGAGCGGATTCGGTAAAGTACGGAATAAGTTTATTACAAGACTATGACTTAATTATTGATGAAAATTCCGTAGATTTGATAAAAGAATTAAATAACTACTGCTGGCTTGAAAAGAAGTCAGAAACACCAATAGACAAATATAACCACGCGTTAGATGCATTAAGGTATGCAGTTAGTTATCAGTTAGCAAACCCAAATAAAGGTAAATATGGAATCAGGTAAAAGTTTAAGACAAATGATTAATGAAAGCAGCGCAAAGGTTGTGGATGCTTATAAAGATGAGTATGGGGACAATTGGAAATTCCAATGCGTTGAGTCAATCGACAATGAAGTTGCGAAAGCTGAAGCGTCATTGAAATATTGGAAGGGTGTAAGGGCTAAAGTAATGATAGCAAAATGAAAGTAGATATAACAATTAAACATTATAACAATTCATGTGGTGATGGATGTTGTCTTGATTACGGTACAATAACAGAAGTAAATGGAGAGCAAGTAGTCGATAGTCAAGACATTGAAACAATACTTAAGCGCATTCTTGAAAAGTTAGGTTATGAAGTAGAAAT